ATGAAGTTAATAAAACTGATAACAATAATCAAAGTATAAAAAATATAAATAATTTTATATATGGTAATTCTATCAATAACTCTGCAAATAAGGCTTTAGGTTTTGAATTGTTCAAAGGTGTATCGGATATTTTTGGAGGTTAAATTATGGCCGGTTATACAGATGATATAAGCAAAATCCCACATTTTTCATACTTGTTTTTAAAAGATGAAAAACAATTTATTGTTTTCGATACTATAATACAAGATAGTATTACTTATGAGAATACTATAACAGAGCATCCCATTGAATCCGGTGGATCGGTTACGGACCATATAAGAAGTTTACCAACTTCTTATACTTTAACCGCATATGTCTCCAATCATCCCATATTTGCAGATGGATTAAATCAGGGTGAGTTATCTGATTTTGATAATGAATTAAAAGATGTAGAAAATGGCCAACCATTGACCGCGGGCGCGTTATTAAAAAGTGCCGGCTCTGCATTAGGTGGATTGTTTGGTTTTAAACCCGCGTATCCTGTAGATAGTTTTAAAATGACAAGATTCAATGATATTAATTATCAATCCCTTGTTTTATCGTCATTAATAAACGCAAAAAACAAGGGTAGTATAATCGAAGTAGATAGTGCCATTGGTCAAGTACCATTAACAAATTTAGTTATCCAGAGTTTAAATCCGACTAGAAATGGAACAACTGATATTTTATCGATAAATATAACTTTAAAAGAAATAACACTTGTTTCTACTAAAACTATTGAGATAGAAGAAATTAAACCAGAAGATTTACGAGGGAATGAGAAAAAAACTAAGGGTAGAATATCACCAAAAAAACCAGAAAATCAATCTAGTATACTTGCAAAATTAGGAGGTTTTTAATGTTAGAGATTAATATAGATGATAAAGAAGTTTTTCAAGAGTTTATCATTAACTTAGATAACGTTGATTATATTTTTGAATTACAATATATTCAAAGACTCGAACGATATTTTATCAATATTTACGACGCCGATAAAAATTTAATTATTGCTGGTTTAAAAGTTTTAACAGATAGAAAAGTTAATGTTTATGTTAAAGAGAGATTATTCATAAAAGACTTGTATATTCTCACCTTGAACAATGATATCAGACCACCAAAATATGGCGAACTTGGTATAAATAAAAGGTGTAAAATGGTGTATTTAAATGAGTAAATTGTTCGATAGAAAAATACAAATTGTGGTTGGTAATCTGGACATATCAAATTTAGATTGTAATTTTTCTTTTGATAAAACAGATAAACCGGCTTCAAATAGCGGGCAAATTTCTGTATACAATTTAAGTGAAAAAAACAGGAAAGAATTTGAACTTTTAAAAGATAAAGTGAAAATTCAAAAAACACCGATAGAAATCCGCGCCGGTTATAAAGATAATGTGCAGACAATTTTTAAAGGTACTTTGAATAACCTAAAACACACGAATGAGGGAAATTCAATATTAACAGAGATAAATTTAATTGACGGTAAATTTGATAATAAAAGTATCATAAAAGGTAACTTCATTAAAGAGACAAATATAGCTGATATTATCGAAAAATTAGCCAAACAATTAAAAGTAGGGATAGGAAATTTAGATGCCATAAAATCGAAAATCACTGGTAAATTAGGCGGTGCAAATAGTTTTTTTGGTTATGCTTATATAGTGCTACCAATGATTTGTAAAACGGCTGGATTTAGTTGGTTTATAGAAGATAATGAGCAAAAATTTGTTCCAATAAAAGATAAGATAAATATAACAGTACCAAAAATAGATCAGGGATCCGGATTAGTTGGTTCGCCGGCTGTTAATGATGATAAATCGATTGAGTTTAAATCACTGATAAATCACGATATAAAATTAGGGGGGGTTGTGAATATCCAATCAAAATTTATTAATGGGAACTTCAAAGTTAAAGATATAAAATATATTGGTTCTAATTATACCAATGATTTTTATATAGAATGTAAAGGGGCGGTTATATGAGTATACAAGATACATTACTAGACGTTTTAAACACATATCAAAAAAATCTATTCACTTGTTTACCGGCGCGGGTAGTAAAATTCGATAATGGTTTAATATCTGCAATACCGTTAATTAAACAAGTTTTTTATATAGATAATGAAAAGACGTTAATAGACTTACCACAAATAGATGATATTCCGGTTTTATATCCAGTAACCAACAAATTAAAAATTTCTTTTAAATTATATGATGGGGATCAGGTGTTATTGATATTCTCAAACAGTGATATAAACGGGTGGATAAATGATAAACCAGATCCGGATCTGGAATATGGTACAATAGGATCTTGTTTTGCTATCCCATCAGCTTTAACCAAAAATCAGCTATCTGAAATTACATTTGAAGACAACTATATAATTGAGGGGGATATGAAATTGGGTGGCGCGGGCGCTACTGATTACGCAAGTTTAGCAAGTAAAGTAAAAACTGCTTTAGATTTGATTAAAAGTCATACACATACTACACCCGGCGGGCCAGCGCCGGCAAGTCCAGACTTAACAGCTATGTTAACTGATGTTAAATGTACGAAAGTTAAAATTTTATGAGTGATTTAGACTTCAAAAACAATGATATGAATTTAAATAGTGATTTAAAAATGGTTAGTGGCGTGGAATTAACGCGCCAAAATATATGGCTAAAATTGGCAACTTTCAAAGGAGAGTACTTTTTAAACACAGAAATCGGTATAGACTACTTTAAAAATGTACTGATAAAAAATCCATCTCTGGCAAGTTTAACGGCCTTTTTTCGCAATGAAATTCAGTCTGTAAAGGGCGTTAAAACAGTAAGTACAATACAATTATCACTCGATAAAAAAACACGTACATTAAGTGTTTTTTTTGAAGTTATCAGTAATACTAATGATGTAATAAAAAGTGATTTTAGTTTAGGAGTATAAAAATTATGGCCGGATTGACAAATGCAGGTTTTGAAATAAAAACTTTACAGGAAATAAAAAAAGAAATTATACTTGAAATTAGAGATAAAATAGACTCAAATTTTGACGGTACAAGTGATACGCAAGGCGGGAGGTTGATTGATATTTTATCCGAACGAGAGGCAATTTTATGGGAAATTATACTAGACTTATATACAAGTATAGATCCTAATTTTGCTGAGGGTACTCGTTTAGATAGTTTAATGTCGTTAGTTGGTATATATAGAAAACAAGCTACGCAAACCCGCGTGGATGTAGTATGTGAACTAGATGCAAATATAACTTTACCAGCAAGTACAAGAGTTAATTCTACGAATAAACCTGATGTTATTTTCTACTTAAAAAATGAATTTACAAGTGGATCGGCTGGTTATTATACATTAGAATTTCTATGTGAAAATTATGGCGCTATTACAGTATTAGCAAATCAAATTAATAATATCATAGACTCAATAACTGGATTTAATGGGGTTGTCAACCCTACAGATGGAATTTTGGGATCTGCTATAGAGACAGATACTGAAATGTTAAAAAGACGTAATAATGTTGTGAATATCGGATCCGGATCTTTACTCGCAATACAAACCGCTATTTTACAAATTAATGGTGTTAAATCGTGCACAATACTTGAAAATAATACAAGTGAAATTTTAAATCAGATCCCACCATTTTCTTATGAGTGTATTATAGATGATGGCAATAATACAAATAATAATGGGGTTATAGCTGATACGATATTCCAAAAAACACCCGTGGGCGGGGGGCAAACATATGGTTCAATTTCTGTTAATGTTGACTTTAATAGTAATACTCAAACTAAAGTTATAAAATTTTCGAGACCAGATCTCATAAATTATTACTTAGATATAGATGTATTTTTAGGTTCAAACATAAGCAAGTATACAGTAAACGATTTGAATACTTTTAATTCAAGCTTAAAATCTTATATTGTAGAAAAGTTAAATGGATACGGTGCAGGATCTTTAATCACGATATCAAAAATTATATGTATGGTTCAATCGTTTTCTACTGATATTGTAGACGTAAGCAACATAAAAATTGACTATGTTAATCCACCTGTTAATACTTCAAACGTACAAATGCAGTTTAGGCAAAAAGCTGTTTTTGCAACAAATCGAACCATACTCGAGGTAACATGATATTGGGAAATAAAGCGATACAAGAATTTATTAAAAATGGTGATATTCAGATACAACCAAATTTTAACGAAAAAAATATACAACCAAATTCCATAGATTTATATCTAGATGATTTAATTATCTATGAGAATAAAGAGTATAAAAACTTTATTCTACCACCAAATCATTTTTGCTTAGGGTCAACCATAGAGAAAATTACACTATCAAAAAATGTATGTGGGATTGTACAAGGTTGTTCGACGGAGGGGCGGGGGGGTTTACAAATCGAATGCGCTGGATTAATTGATAGTGGTTTTAGTGGTACAATAACACTCGAAATCAAAAATCTAAATCACAATAAAAATATAAATTTGGAAAAAGGAATGAGAATATGTCAAATTCTATTTTATCAAGTTTTAGATTGCGATACGTTGTATAGTGGGCGTTATCAAAACCAAAGTAAAACAACAAAAGGAAAATTATTAAATGACAAAAAGTAATTCGTGGGAAGTATCAGTTTTAAATTTAACATTTAAAAATGCAAGTCAAACAGCTTTAGCAAATGTCCATTTTGCTCTTTTTACATCAGCACCAAACGACGCGGGCGGGGGTACTGAAGTCAGCGGGGGATCTTACACGCGGGTGGCGGTTGCTACGGCCGGATCTAATTTTATTGTAAATAGCGGGGATCCGTCATCAGCTGTAAACGCTATTGATATCACTTTTCCTATTGCCACGGCAAATTGGGGTACAATAACACACTTTGGTATTTTTGACGCAAGTACGTCAGGTATTATGAGATATTGGGGCGCTTTACCCGTAGCACGAGAGATTTTAAATGGTGATCGCGTTATATGTTACGCGGGCGATTGCGTTATAACAGAGGATTAATATGTATAATTATGTTTTTAATCTATCTGATTTTAAAAGTTTAAAATCAGATAAACCAGATAAAGAATCTCTTTTTTATGAGGTAAGAAATTCACAAATACAATACTCGATAGCAAATATAATTTTTAGTATAGATAGTACAGTAGAGTTTATATTCCGTGGGCTATTATCTAATTCACATATCGCAATTTTAAATTCTATTGTTACTAAACATCTTGGGATAAAGTTATATGATGTACAAAAAGTACAATTATCTGGTGCAAGTGTTTTAACGGATGGCAAGCCCATATTTGTTGAAAGCCCCGCTACTGATGGTTTTTATACTTTTAAAACAAGTAGGATGGATGCAAATCCAACCGATAATAATTTTAGAGGTAGCGGAGATCGTTTGGAACTATCTTTTAATTCTATCGATAATAAAATACTAGATATTAGATTTTTTGAACCAATAGAAGTTATTGGCGGTGAAATAGAATTTAATGGAAATTGGGATCTTAAGGATGAGTATAGTTTATATATACTTGCGAGTGGATTTTTAAATGAAAATTATCATTATCAAAATGGTGTTTTGATAGCAGACAATAAAATTAATTTGTTGGATATTCAAAAAGCATCCCCTATATACACCAAAGATAAAAATGGTTTTTTCGATATTGACTACTTTACAGGTGAGATAAAACCAAACTTTTTTGGTAATGGAGATTATCAAATATATGGTTTTGATATAAATTTAAAAATGTTGGTTAATTGTCATGTACCAAAAAATGGTATTGTATATATAAAATCGTATAGAACTCAATACATACACCAAAATTATATTACCAAATTTAACGTAAAAAAATTGTCCGGCGGGGATGCAAATGTAAGAATAACTATAGATACATTTAGAACAAATATAGTATGACATTACCTAACATAAAATCCCATAATCAACTATCATCACTTACAACTGCTTTAAGTGCTAATTTATCTATATCAGCTAATGATATAGACACCAATAAAATTTTATTATTGGTAGTTGGTACGCGGGGCGCGGATGTTGGTGCTAGTGCTATATCGTATATAGCTTTAGATGATATTGATATATCATCTAAAAAAGTAATTGAGAATATATCGGGTAGAAGTAGATTAAATGTTTATATATTAAAGTATAGTGATTGGACAGCAAATTTTAAAAGTAGTAGAACTGCAAATCTATCAATATCTACTACAAATTCACAATGCGTACTTGTAAAATTCTATGAAGTAGAAAATGCGGATTTATCTCAAACATATAATTTAGTTAACAACTCTTATACAGTATCGAATACGATTTTTACAAGTGCTATAACAACTCAAAAAACAGATAGTCTGTTAATTGATGGTGTTACAAGTGCATTTAGACATGATACGGGGGTTTCATTAGAGACAGATTTACTTGTTTTTACTCGTATCTTAACGAGTGCAAATACAGCAACTGTTTATTCGTGTGCAAAAAATGCAAGTACAATTAACACATACAATTTTGGATATAATACAAATAAAGCTACGGCGGAATTTGCACATACTATTATTGAAATCGCAAGTGTTCCAAGTGTAAATACTGATAAAGAAATTAACATATCAGCAAATGGATCCGGATCCGGATCTTTAGAAATCGGTACTTTAGCAAAAACAAGTTTTTCGAGTATTGGTACCAATACAACAAGCCAAAATGTTTCACGTGAAACAAGTTTTAACTTTTCGAGTATTGGTACCAATACAACAAATCAAAATGTTTCACGTGAAACAAGTTTTAACTTTAATTCAAATAATTACTCAAGTGTTAATATTCTGATATCAAATCAATTAAAAACACAATTTTTAACGGTTGGTGTAGCAGATACGCATATGTTTATTACGAATAACGCCCAAAAACCAGTTATTTTTACTTCCTTGGGTACAGCCGGCGTTAGTTTCAACATAAAAAATTCAGTTAATTTAATTGGTTTTATACACTGTACATCAGATAGTGATTTGTTCTTAACGAAAATAAAAACACTTGATTTAAATTCAAGTGGATATTCCCAATCGAGTTTAACATTAACTAACATTGTAAAAATCAATTTAAACTCTAGTGGGTATTCAACTGTTATTGTAAAAACAAATTCGAGTGTACCAAAAAACATTTGTCTGGCATTGTATTTATACTCAATAACATGTAACTTAGAGCTACAAACTATATGCAAAAAATGAAAAGTTTTTTAGTAATATCAAGTTATAATGCTATTTTTAAAGAGGATTTAATTTTTGGGATAAAAAACATTATGAGTAAAATGAAAAAATTTACAATTATAAAAGGGGATACGGCATTTTTTCAGGGGGATTTAACTGATGATAGTGCGACACAATTTTTTAACTCGAGTGTTAAGTTAAATATTCGTGACAGTAATAATCTCATGATAATTCAAAAAACTGTTACAGTTGATAACGAAAATAAATTTAATATAAAGTTAAATTCTAACGAGACAGAAATTTTATCAGGTGTATATTTTTATGATATCGAGTTGTTTTATAACTTAGATAAGTATACACTCGTACTTGGTTCCATTTTTATTAATGAGGGGGTTTTATGATCGAATTTAATGAAGTAATAAAAATTTTATCAACTGATAACAAGGTTATAATGATTGGGCTAATAGCCAATTTTTTAACAATGATACTTAAAAAAAGTGATTATGTTTGGCAAATGTTGCCAAGCGGGTACCGAAAATATTATCCAGTAATTATATCATTTTTAACAGCTGTTTTTATGTCAAGTCAAACACCAAATATTACTATAGAACAAATGATAATTTTATCATTGTTTAATGGTGGTTTGGCTGGCATTCAATCAATCGGTACATATCATTTAATAAATAACGAACAAAAAAAGGATACTATGAAACCAGAGGACCAAAAACCAGAGGACCAAAAACCAGAGGACCAAAAACCAGAGGACCAAAAACCAGAGGAAATAAAAAAAGAAATTAGGTATATATCTACCCCAATATCTTTTATTCTACTTAGTATTTTTTTATCATCTTGTATGATGTTTGATAGAAAAGATCCTTGCAATCCATCTAACATTCAAATCATCCAAACAGCTTTAACAGCAAAAATCGTTTTAACGGATGGTTGCGATACTTCAAAAGAAGATTGTAAAAAGAAATTAGAAAATGTAGATAAGATTGCAGAAATTTTAACTTTGATATGTGAGGTAAAAAATGACAAGTAAGGAATTTTTAACAGCAAAAACAGATATTCTAATCAAAGCAAGTAAACAATTTTTTGGTTTTTATATCTCGTATTCAGTTATACAGATAGCCCGCGGGGTAGCACAGCTTGAATCAAATTTAGGCACGGCGTGGAAAAATACAGGTGTTGGTTCGAATAATTGGGGCGCTATACAATGTTGTAAACCACAAAATGGAGTATGTCCAACCGGATCATTTTTATACACAGATACAAGCCCACAGAGTGACGGTACTTCAAAGCCATATCAAATATGTTTTAAAAGTTATGAAACTGAATTTGACGGCGCTTTAGATTTATTAAAAGTTATGTATAAAACGGCCGGCCGTGATGTGGTTTTACAAAAAGCTTTAAAAGGTGATATTTATAGTGTATCTGAACAAATGTATAATACAAGATATTATGAGGGTTTTGGAAAAACCAAAGAGGATAGGATTATTAATCATTTCAAAGCCCTAAGAAGTATCATAGCGAGTCATGTTAGAATTTTAAACGAAACGATGCCTGATGGTTCCAGTATCCCTAAACAAACTTTAAGGCTAGGATCTGTTAATGAGGATGTAAAATTATGGCAAAATTTCCTAATAAAAAATAGATACAATATTAATGCGGATGGTAACTTTGGTCCGATTACTGAAAATTACACTAAAGAATTCCAAGAAAAAAATGGTGTAAAAGCTGATGGTATAGTTGGTTTTGAATCGTGGGCTTTGATAAGTAAATCGAATGGATCGAATGGATCGAATGGATCGAATGAATCGAATGAATCGAATGAATCGAATGAATTAGAAATGGAAAATTTATTATTAAATGATAAATTAAAAAGATTACGGGATTATTTAGATAAAATGTACTTGGAATTAAACAAATGATAAATGGACTATACAAACATTTTAAACGAATATGGAATTTTGGGTTTATTCTGTATACTTGCGATAATAGTGATAAAACATCTTTATCAAAAAAACTTAGAGTTGATAAAAGAGAAAAATCAAATTTTGGTAGACAAACAGGCCGAAATGATTCGATTGCACCAAAAGAGAATAGACGATCAAGATCTTTTTATAATAGACTTGCGGACTCGCAACGAGAATTTAATGAAATTATTAAACAAATTGAAATTGAGGAAACAACCTTATGATTAAAACTATCACCTCTTTTATCATGATAACTACCATAATTTTTTGGTGTGTATGGGATGCTATTGTTTACTTCTATCTAAATGATGTGGATGCAACAATATCAAAAATTACTTTAGATTTATGGGAATACCAACCCACCATATTCATTCCATTTTTTATCTTATTGGGTCATTTGTTTTTTCCACAATACAAATATATAAATAGAGGTGATAAGTGATAATCAAAAAAGAAGACCATAAAATTAATGCTTTGAAGCGCGTTATCTATAAAATGGGTGAGGCTGTAAAGTATAAAACTTTCATATCGATTTTTGCAGATAGAAGTCAAACTATTGATAACGAAATATTAAAAGTATCTGATATTAATATTTTTAATATTGGCGGGGATTATTTAGATAAAATAGGTAAGATATTCAATATTAATAGGGGCGGTAAAGATGATATTAATTATAGAAGTACAATATTAAGTAATTATAATATATTACAATCATCATTTACATATAATAATATAATTAATATTATTAAATCAATATTACCGAATAATGATTTAATTAAGATATTAAATAATAAATATTTAGATATTGAGATATCAATATTATCATTTAATAATTCATTTAATGAATATAAAGATTTAATTAATATCTTAAAGTCAACTAAAACGATATGTAGTAAAATTGATTTTAGAATTTCAACTTCAAACAACCAATTTAAATTTAATGTTGGTAAAGGGTTTGCCAGTACACTAGATTTAAATGCAGGTAATAATATGGGGTATGGGGTAAGTATATGAGAAATTATGAATTTGCGAGTGATACAAATTTTAATGATAGTGGTCAAATTTGGGATAGCCAACCAACCAAACAAGTACCGACGAATCAATTTTTAGATCAAGGTGTTAAACCACAGGATGTTTTTACTGCAGAACATTTTAACTTCTTATTAAATAATATAACCAATAAAATCAATTCATTTAAATTTGATTTTAAATTTATCGGTAAAATTGATTTAACACTAGATAGTAAGTTTCCAGACTTAAATAGTTGTTTTTTAGATATTGATTATTTTGAGGGTCAAGTATTAAATGGTTCGAGCGATTACACGCATGTAATTAAAAAACCATTATATAATAATTTAAAACATAATATTGGATATAAATTAAACGATAATAACCCTAAGGGGAATCCACTATTATTCGTATGTAGTATTAATCGTGATAAATGGATTTACAGCCCACAGCCCAATACAGTAGTAGGTTATTCTATTAGAGATATTGCATTCAATCAAATTGAAAATTCTTGGTTAATGTTAGCACACAATACAAGTCAAAGTGCTATACAAGTCAGAAAACATCCGGCGCGGGATACATTTACATCATGGGCATCTAGTACAACTGAAAACCCAACCGTATCTCAAAACATTTGTTATACCCTTGAATCATCACCATTTTTAAGTTTAACGCCAAGTTGGACAGCAAACATTTTTTATTCAGATATAGAAGATGATAATAATATTAATGTTGGTATTCTATCAAGTAGTGCAAACAGTTACAATGAGTATAATTACTGGAATATTACATATGGTGAGATAACATACTTTTTTGCAAATTTTGATACAACCCATAATCATACAATTGTTGTATATAATGGTTCCATTGATTACTTTTTCGTTAATAATGATCCGAATACAATTATAACAAATTGTAAATTTGATTATGTTGGTAAACACGCGTTAATTGAAACAGCAAATAGCACTTTTACACAGTATTATTATACTTTACTTAACCTACAAAATGGAATTCAAACACTTTTAAAAACTGTTAATAGTAATGATAAATTTAGTGATTATGTGATGTTTGACGATTATATTTTAGCTATAACTAAAGGTTTTTCTAATGCACCAAAAAAATTATTATTGATTGATACTCTGTCTAATTTTAGAGCCGAATACTTAAACACTCCTATCTCTATCGGTTTAAACAAATCAAAATTATCATACTTTGCAAATCAGGGTGATGATACTATAAAAGTTTATCTACTTGTATCGAGTACAGATGGATACGTAATAGAATATGCTAATGATGGGCAACCGAAAAAAACAGTATCTGCTTGGGATAAAACAAATGTCTATGAAATGGTATATACTAAAAAATCTACAGTGGGTAATTGGATATGATAAAATTAGATAGTTGGATAAATACAATTTTTGGTTTTGGGGATAATACAGATCCCAATAACCAAACAAAATTTGTAAGTGGATATCTAAGTATAAACGAGTTATCAAATTTATTTGCTTACAATGCACTGGCAAATAAGATTATATGTAAGATTGTAGATAGTGCATTCAAGCGCGGGTTTACTATAAAAAGCAATATAGAATTTGACCATGATCTATTCTATAAATATCTTACTTCTTTAAAAGCATTAGATACATTTAAAAAATGTTGTTACTGGTCAAGATTATACGGTAATTCTATTCTCTTTTTTGGTTTAGATAGTGATAATAACTTACAATATGAGTCTAATCTAATGACTTTGGATTTTTTAAAAGATATCCACCCCGATTACTTTACTATATCAAAGTATAATTATCATTCTACCCAAAAAACTAAAGAGATAATTTCAATAAGTGGTATTCCCGTGCACCATACAAGATATTTAAAATTTGACGGGATAAGTGCACCTGTTGATATACAAGATAGACTAATGAATCTCGATTTATCAGTATTACAGGTTGTATATGAGGATTTAAAATCTTATGGTGTGTCATGGCAGGCTGTCGAGGGTTTACTATCTAAAGCGGAAACCGCTGTTTATAAACTACCAAATTATTATGATAGTGTTCAAGCCGGTCAATATGAGGCTATTGCAAAAAGACTAGGCCTAGCAAATAGACAGAGATCTGTACATAAAGCTTTAATACTAGATAAAGAAGAAGAATTTCAACAGGCCTAGCAAATAGACAGAGATCTGTACATAAAGCTTTAATACTAGATAAAGAAGAAGAATTTCAACAATTTAATGCCAACTTTTCTAACATCCCACAAATTATAAACGAATTACAAGCTAAAATTGCGGGCGCTTGTGATATGCCAATGACGATCTTATTCGGTATGTCACCGGCTGGATTAAATGCAACCGGTGAAAGTGATTTAGAAAATTGGTATGGTTCGATTGAGGATTATCAAGATAAAATCACACCAAATTTTGAAAGTTTCATTACTATACTTCTTAAAAACTTCTTAAAAAATTCTACTTTAGCGTGTTCAATAGAATTTGTACATCCTAAACCAATTAATGAGACCCAAAAACTAGATAACAACCTTAAACAAGTACAGATAGACAATTCTCTAATAACAAGCGGATTGTATACATCAGATGAGATTATAAAAACTCGCTTTAAAAATGGCGAGATGACATATCTTTATCCAGACGATGAACAAATAGAAGATATCCAAAAAAGGATTTTAGCCACACCAAATTTTGAAATTCCTGAATTCTTAAAAAAGAGTTTTAACAATGGAAATGAATAAAATTATTCAACAATATAATCTATTTTTATCAAACATTTTTAAATCGTTGATTGAGAATGCACTTGATAAACTTATGATAGAAGATATCGAACTATCCAAACCAAAAAAGATAAAATTTGATAGCGGTATACAGTTTGAAATGAATATAAAAAACTTAAATGTTTTTAGCGATTTTATCATAAGCAAAGAGACATTTATAAAAAACTTAACTTTAACTTTTGATAAGATACAATCAACAAATAGAAAAAATAACTATAATAATCGTGGGTATAATAGTTCCGTTGCCATAAATTTGTTTGAAGACGATGCATATTTACAAGGGCAACTAACCAAATTTGTAGAGTATAATGTGAACTTAATGAAAGTTAAAGAACAATCCATAAAGGATGGATTGATTGATATTTTTATCAATAATCAGGGTTTACAACCTGACGATTTAGCAGATGAAATTTCTAAGCTTATGCAAACTTCTTATACATCCGCCCGTGCTATAGCACGAGACCAAATTTTAAAAACAAATGGACGTTTGGTTCAAGGTAGAATGAGAAATGCAGGTATAACACATTATAGATGGATAACATCAAAAGATGAATCGGTTAGACCAGAGCATAAAAAAAATCACGGAAAAATTTTCTCGTGGGATGAACCCCCCGAAAATACTGGGCATCCAGGTGAAGATTATTTTTGCAGATGTACAGCTGACCCGATTTTATTTGAAGATGAATTATCAGAAACAACTGGATTTAGTGTAAGTAAAACTAAATCTATACCTAAAGAAAAAAGATTTAAAAATTTAAAACCAACGGTCCCAACGGTCCCAACGGTCCCAACGGTCCCAACGGTCCCAACGGTCCCAACGGTCCCAACGGTCCCAACGGTCCCAACGGTCC